CTATCCCTGCCTCCTCTTCAGGATCGTCAGCGCTGGTGCGCGTGAGTCGGTTACTGATACCTTGTTTGCAGCCTCAATCAGTTGGTCCAGCTCTGCCGCTGAGTAGTGACTGGTGATGCTGCCGTTCTTATGGCCGAGCAATGCTTTGCGATCCTCCTCAGTTACGCCTGCTGCACGCAACCTTCTGCCAAAGGTGTGCTTCAGGTCGTGAATGCGGATCCGGGCGAAACCATCGTGTGCCGGCCGCAAATATTTCTCCTGCCATTTCTTCGCCGCCCTGACCCTGGCCTTCTTCCAGGCTGAGTCATTCATGCGGTGAACCATCGTTTCGTCCCCGTCGCCGTCTGGCTTGCCGAAAGGGAAGACGTACAGCTTGTGCAGACCTCGCTGCTTCTCAATGACCGACTTGGCCACCGTGTTGAGAACCACCAGGCGCTCGTCCCGGTTCTTCACGCCAGACCTTGCGCTTCGTCCGCCGAACCCGGCCGGAATCAAAAACACCGTGGTATCCAGCTCCGGTACCGCGATTTCCCAATCCCACTGAAGCTTGCAAACCTCCTGCTCCCGACACCCCGTATTGACCTTGAACATGGCCATGGTCTGCAGGTGTGGCGGCAGTTCGGCGAACAAGATCGACTGCTCTTCCCAAGAAAGCGGGTAGGGCTTGCGGCAGTTCGTCTTCTCATCCAGGAGCGAGATCATCGGTACAACATCAAGCCATGGTCTGCGCTCATCATCACGCCACTTGCGCGCACACAGATTGAGAACCCTGATTGCCCGTTGAAGGGCAATATTGACCGTGCGATTCGTTACAGGCTTGCCCTCGGCAGGGTGCAGCTTGGAATGAATGTACGGTGCCAGGGAGTCGTCATCGATGTGCGTGATAGGCATGTCTCCAATGAACGGATCAAGCTGAGCCATATAGGTTGCAGATATATGGATTGACGCCTGATCCTTCACCTCCAGCAAGAAGCGGGTAGCCGCTTCTCGCCACGTCCTTACCTTTTTGACACCGTAGAACTTTTCCTGTCGAAGCTTTTCCAGCAAGTGGATCAGGTACTGCTCGGCTTCTTGGCGGTCACAAGTGCCAGTACTCTCTTGAATTCGTTCTCCTCTGTACTTTTTGTCGATTTTCCAGATGCCGCTCGGCATTTTCTGGAGGCCGGTGATTGCTTTTTGGGCCATGGCGTAGCTCCGTTATCTTTGCCTTGGCGCTCGCTGCGAGGCCGATTGTTGTCCTGATTGACTGCTTTTTCAATCAGCCTGCTTGAGATGTACGCATCTACCCACTCGTCCAGTTCGATCCGGTCAAAGCCGACACCTTGAACACCAATGCGAAATTCCCGGACGTTGGGCCTGACTGTTTTGTCGAATTCACCGCGGCACATGCCGAGGTAACCAGGTGCTTCGCCGGCGCGAAGAATGCGCGGCAGGTGCTGTCCGACCTTTGCGGCTGTTGCGTTTGCCATAAATTACCTCTGCGCCAAAAGCGCCATGCATTTGGCTAGGGCTTTGCGGGAAACCATTCGGTGTCGTATTCGAGCTGAGTTACCCGACATGGCGTAATGGACGGAACCACTTGGGTGAACGTGTACACAGAAAAAGGCTTCTCGTTGAAGTGCGCCGCCTCTTTGATGAATCTCTCTTTGTAGATTCGCAACAGGTGCTCAGCGGCATCCTCGAAGTTTTCTTCCCTGTACCAGCCTTCGTTAATGGAGCCATCGCTTACGAGCCAGACCGTAAGCTTCGGCGATTCTTCAGCAGCTTTTATTTTCTCGGCCATCTGGTCGCGGGCGTAACGCATCTGGTCCAGGGTAAGGGTCGCTACCCAAGCATCAGTTCCGATGCTTTGGGCGTGGCCGTATTCGCACTTAATTTCAGGCATGACTTCGTCCTTGCCGCTCGCTATAGCGGCTGACTTGGAATTGGGGGAGGGTTACTGAGGTGTATTGAGGCGGACTACCTCTAAAGCATCTTCGCCTTGTTGTGTCATTTCCCAAAATGCCGGGCTGCGCTGCACTCGCTCCAAGAGGCCCAGATGAGTCAACACGTCAAACCATTTGCGGCCGATATCAACGTCTTGGCTGTCGCCTGCGCACTCTTCAAACCGACGAAGTTTGCTGATTACCTTCTTGGCAAAAGGTAGAGCAGCCGGCCCGCTCTGGTGCTGGGCAATTATTAGAGCGCGGGCTTTCCAAGTTACCCAAGACCGTTCGGTCTCATGACATGCGTATGGCTGATTTTCGGTCGCTGTCATAGGGAATTCGCAGCGATGCAAATCCATTTCTTGCACGTTCATTTCTTTGCACCAGAACGCTTCGAATTGCCCCCGCTCAATGCTCAACATCGGTTTGTTGGTCATGGTCAAACTCCCGGGCGGCCCTTGAAGGCAAGCCAAATGTAGTGGCGACCTTTGGCGGTAATTTTCATTTTATCCGCCTGCTTGTTCCAGGTGATCAGGCGAAACTCAGCAAGAATTGTTGTCAGCGTGTGGCCCTGGTGCCACCCAGCCAGAGCTTTGATGCAGCCCTGGGCTAGCAGGCAGCGAAAGTCGGTATGGCCGAAGTTTGTGTTTTTGAACGAGGCCTGCATCTGCACGTCGGTCACCAGGTCGGTGACGGAATTAACGTCAGGATCTCGCCGGTAGCACTTATGCGTCATACCGCCTCCTTCAACAGATTAATGATTTCCTTGATACCGCTGGCGTAGCTCGATGGCTGGGCGACTGCGGTAGTGGTCAGGTCGCGAATGGCCTTGGCAGCAACTTTCGGATCGCTAATGGAAGAGCCGAAGGCCTGGACTACATCCAAGGCGTAGCGCTTGCCTTCCTGCTCAATGACGCTGTTGATGGGGCCGGTGATCACCAGCTCAGGTAGCGGTGGCGCGGCCTGAATCGGAACGTTCAGGGCGGGTGCAGACGTTTCTCGGGTACGATCAAGCGCCCGCTGTGCGATTGAATTCATTGGGTTGCCTCGGGATTAGTCGTTGCGGGTGATGCCCACAAGATCGCCATCACGCAGGACGGCAGTTTCTTTCAGCTCCAGCAGGATTGCTGCAGCGTGTTCACGGTTGAGGGCGTAGAGGTAAACACTCAACGTCCCCTCAACGGTCTTGAAGTCGACCGGGTAGAGCTGCCATTTCATGCCTCCCGCCAAGACCATCTGGGCGAGAGTGATGGATTGACTTTTCATGCTGCCATCGCTTGGGCAATGCGCCACGGATCGTTTGCTCTGGCAAGTGCCGCCATCGGTGGTGGGCTGACGCTGTTGCCGCACATATGCACCTGCTGGGTTTTGGTGAAGGGTTTGCCGTCGGCGCCGTGGCTGATGATGTAGTCGCCCGGGAAGCCCTGGGCCTTGTACAGCTCGGCCGGCTGTAGCATCCGCAGGCAAATGTCGACGATCACATACGGCGTGCCTTTGATTGTCACCGTGACCAGTGCCAGGCGATCGCGGGTGGTGATGGTCGGTGCAGGCTCGCTGGCGTCGCTCACATTCTCGGTGCCGTAGTAGCTGATCAGGAAAGCTGCGACCCGCAGCGCACCGGCTTCAACCTCCGGCGAGAGTTGCAGCTCGACCAGCGAACTCTTACCGCCACCGCCCGCTGTAATGGTAGGTGCCGGATCGTCCAGGCCCTGGCCGACACTGGCGCCGAACTGACGCTCAAGGAATGCCGTCATCAGCCCGTGATGGGTACCGCCTACGCTGATGGTGTGCAGTGGGTCGTTCAAGTCCCGGGCATCGCAGTTACCGCGCAAGTGCACCAGGTTGGCAGTGACCAGTTGTTGCTGGCTGCCGGTATTGGTCACTGTGGTCATGGGGTCGGTGATGCTTTTCGCGGCTGTTGTGTTGAAGCCACCATTCATCTGGGCCATGAACACAGTAGCGATGGACTGACCGCCACCGCTGGCGGTAACAGTGCCGATAGGGCCGCAGATATCGTTCGCCCCATGACTACGGCGCCTGCTTTTGCCGGATACTTCTCCGTGGCCAGCCTGAACTATGCATGCCGAAGCGAGCGCATGCTTTACACCGCCTGCGACAACTGTACCCAGTGGCTGATCCAGGCCAAGTACACGCGGTTCCTGACCAGCGCTCTCCCCGTAACCGGTTTGTACCAGCGTTGGGCTGATCAGCGTCAACTCACCACGATTCGCGCAAGTGATTGTCGGTAGCGGGGCGCCCGGGTCATTTACCCGGTCGCTGCCCTGGTGGGTGGCCGGCGCAATGATCGGGCTGGCCATTGCAAACGATCCACCGCGAGGCCATGAGGTCACGGTACGCAGTGGCTCATCCGCAGACTGCACGCTTTCCCCGGACCAGTTAGCGATCGGTACAATAAAAGGACTGGCGGCATCCAGTACGAACTTGCGCATGCCCTTGGCAACGCGGCGCAGAGTGGCCGGAGCCAGATCCTTTTTACGGCCAAAGATGCTTTTGCTCGGGATCGTCCAGTCAATGCACTCGGCGGCGGTGCGCCACTTTTGCTGGCCCTTGCCGGGGCTCTTGGCGTGGGTTGGCTCGGGCCACACTATGGGCTGGCTATCGCAGCGGGCGATCATGAACAGGCGTTCCCGGCTGGTCGGTGCCCCGAAGTCGCAGGCCTTGATCACCCGCCATTCGACTGCATAGCCCAGGCGCTGTAGCTCCGCGACAAACACAGCCCAGGTCTGGCCGCGACGTTTCGGGTCGGGTACCAGAAATTGCTCGCTGACCGGCACCACTTCACCTGGCTCAGCAGTCCTGCCACCCAGCTTGATGACGCGCCCGGTTGATTTGCAGCGCTTGGCCACCAGCGGCCCCCATTGCAGGATCTGCTTCACGTTCTCCAAGCTGATCACCCGGGGTTGCTTCATGCCAGCCCACTTAAGACCGATCCACGACAGGTTCCGAATCTCGCGCTTGCGGGGTTGACCGCCGGCTGCCTGGCTGTGGTGAGTGCAGTCGGGCGACATATGGAACCATCCCACGGCTCGGCCACCGCATTCAGTGTCTGGGTTGCCCTCGAACACATCAGTGGTGAAGTGCTTTGCGTGCGGGTGGTTGACCGTGTGCATACTGATCGCAGCAGGGCTGTGGTTTTTGGCGACGGTTACAGCGCGACCAAGGCCCATTTCCAGTCCGGTACCGGCGCCGCCACCGCCGCAGAAGAAGTCCACGACGATCTCATCGTCCTGCTGGTTGAAGCCAAGGCCGTACTGGGTTTTGAAATCGAAGGGGTGTTTCTGCTGTTGTGCGGACATAGGGAAACCTCGCTGTGTACATTGCGACTTTATTAACTAAGGAATTTATTGGTTGCGGGAGTTACCGAACTACACTCAGTGGCGGATGGCTAGGCTTCGTTGAGGTACCAACTCATCAAGTCGTCGAACGCTGAGGAATTTTATTAATGGGGTGAGTATTGGGTGGCGAGTTCGACTGATTTCCTGAGTTTAGGGTGCTGATCGTTCTAGGTTGTCTGTGTGCAGTCGTCGGCGGTCTGACAATTTCAATTCCTGCCTTGATGGAAAGTGATGTGTCGGTTGGTTTCCTGGAGTGACGACACCACGCAGCCAAAATGTTTAACTCAAGAAATTACTCTGGCCGTTCACAGTGCAATAAGGGATGACCCGAAGTGCCGTTGTAGGGTGGAGTATTCTGCTTGTGGGAGGAGTCGGAATTAGGATATTGTCAGCCTAATCGAAGTGATACTAGCTAACCTCCACTTCTTTGTGGAGGTTGCGATCTATAGTTTTTTAGACGTTTATTATTTTTCTAACTGATGAGGGAATATCGTGAAGGTTGTTGAGAAAATAAAAGCGCAAAAAGCGATTGATAAAATTCAAAGCGGCTGCTTTGATGAAAGCGAAGTCGAAACTCTTTTGCTTAAACTTCGAGCATACTCTGGGAGTCATAAAATTTTCAGAGAGTCTGCAGACTTTGTAGCTCATAATGATATACGTGATAGGGGGCTTGCCCAAGAGTCGCTAGATTCTTTCTATTTGAGTTTGAGATTTTTTCGGGACTATAAGAGTGACGACAAAAGTGTAGGGTGGGGCGATTCGATACCTTTGTATGTGAAAAAGTTTCTAAAATATCAAGTGGGAAAGTGCTCTGGCGAAGACTTAAAATCTGAGTGTAAAATGTCCGCTAGTAAATTGCTTGCTGTTATAGATAAGGCTTTTAAAGAAGATCCTAAATCAAGAACTTGCACTTTAAACGAGGCGGCGCTCAGTGTGGCGAAGGTACATGCCATAAACTATCTGACAACCTTTATTAAAGTTGAGCCTGTATTTTCGGCAGAAGATTTTCTGTCAAGTTTCTATGCTGTTTTGAGAGATAATGATTTGCGATTTTCTGAGCAGATTATGAATCAATATAAAGATAGAATCATATTATCATTTGTTCTTTTGTTTCATGATGCTGAGTTTAAGCTAGCTGGAGGCGGGACTGCAAAATGCTTTCTCGGTGAAAATAGTTTGGAAGGTGGTGGCGTCTATACAGATCATGACTTGATTGAGTTAGGCGTTGTAGGCGAATCCGAAATACCGGCCGAAGGTTTGCCTTCTATTATGATGCAGTATGTAATTTTTAACACGAAACTAAAAATCTCAGATGTTTGCCACAATTCATTATTTGTGCGTCGTGCTGTATCAGAAGCCACTAATGAGGCGAGGTTGGATTTTTATAGAGGACCATTACATATGGTAGATGGGGTGCTCAATAGGGTTGTGGGTCACTAGTTATATCCCTTGTGGGGTGATGGCAAGACCGAGGTGCCCGGTCTTTGCTGTTATTTTGTATCAAGTTGTTATAATTGTTTTGATTTTATGATGAATGCATCTCCATTAAAAGTTCGAGAAATTGCTCGCGTTCGGTATGCTTTGACTTAGTTGTTACCTCAATCTGGCTTGGAGCCCGCTTGGCGGAAAGTGGTATTGATATAGGGGGAGTTGGCGCTGCACGGAGATACTGATGCGCCTCACATTTGAGTGGAGAAGAAAGCAAGCACGGTCATTGTAATACCTACGCGCAAAGTCCAGCGGCTAAGGAATTTTCCGAACTGCTTAACGTTGAACTGCGCTTCTTTTGCTTCCAGCTCACGAGCATGAGTGGTGGCATTGTTGTGCCCGAAGCGCTCGGCTACGACCACGCCAGTAGCCCGATTGATCAGCGAGAAGGTGTTGTTTCCGCTTGGGCACACGATGATCAGCGGGGCCAGCGGTGGCGGTTGTACACCGGGCTTTTGGTAGAACTCGGCCGTGGCCTGGTGGGCACGTGCGCGCAACCCGTCGAGAACGGTGATGCGCTTGGCGATTGATGGGTGCATGGTCGATCCTCGACTTGGGTTACGGTTATTCGTCAGCACTCGTCACTGCGCTGTTTGCCGATGGGCGCGCAATGGAGTGCTGACGGATAAGCGCAGGTATTAAAAAGCCCAGTCGAAACCGGGCTGTGTTGCTCTCTTAAAACGCCACCGTATGTAAGAGCCTGGCTGTGCGGGCGTACCCGTCTTTGTCTACTTATGCATGGCTGAATCCTCCGTGTTGATCGTCAGCAGGGCAGGGGTGATACAGGTGTCCAGCGTCTGCTGGGTTGGCGTCCGCATCGGTCTGTACTCTGGCTGGAATATGCCGAAGATCAGACCGATGCGTCCTGGTGCTGGGGAGTACCAGGGGCTCGGGCAGTTAGCGACAGGCTGTCGTGGCGCTGGTTGATTCGGGTTATACGGTCAGCTCTAGCGCTTCGGCGCGGCGCACCAGACGCATCTCGGCGAAGCGTCGTTCTGAGGGGCGGCGGTCTCGGCGTGACATTTCGCTGTCTGTAGCGGCGTGCATTGCGATCAGCCCGGCCAGTAGCAGGCAGAGCGGGGTGATGATCTGCCGGCGCATCGCTTCGGCGACCATCGCGCCCTGGCGGTGAACGCCAAGCTTGTACATGGCGCAGGCCAGTCGCTTGACCACGGTGCCCGGCGCAATGTCGAACGCTCTGGCGATCTCTTTGGCTGTCAGTCCCTGGGCAACTGACAGTACGAATTGCAGTTCCCGCGGCGCAAGGCCTCGGCCGAGGTGGCCTTTCCATGCACCGTCTACGATTGTCGATTCCATGATGTTTACTCGGTTGTTTTCCCGATGCACCCGGCAAGCCAGGTGCAGCAGTGAAAGTGTCCGTTCTTAAAAGAGCTCTCATTACTGAGCCAGTCGATCCCCGTGAGGGGGCTGGGGTCAGGATTCCCCCTGGCCGTGGTAGCCGGTGAGTCTCCGGCTTGTTGCCGGTGTGATCCGGCGATGGCGCAAACAATACCAATGGCAATATTAATTGTAAATGCCAATGGTAATAATATTTTCAATGGGCATGAAAAAACCCGCGCTTGGCGGGTTTCTATCTGGGTCAGATAAGAGCTGTCAGGTGCAGCGCCTGACGTTAGATGGGTGCAGATTGTCCGAAAAGAGCTTCTTGCCAGGCATGCTCACCAATGATGGCTACCGGACTTCCCGATTCGCGCAACTCAACGGCTCTCATGATCTTTAAGCCATAGCTGCTATGGCGCCACTGATCGTTCCCGACACTACCTACCACTAGGTAGTGGGTCTTCTTATTGATCCCGCCACCAATTAATCCGCCGCGCTCCTCAATAAGCGCCTGGCAGTCCTTGCGCGGCCCGTAGGCCATAACACCCGTGAAAACGAACAGACGCTCTTGCCAGATTATTTCTGGAATTGGCATGTTGAAGGGGAGGTCGTTCGGGGCGGTAAAGCTGGTTTCGGTGGTTTTGCTCTCGGCTTTACCTTGGCCAAGGCTCAGGCCTGAGAAATTTTGCAGCATTGCCAAAAGTTCTCTCGACTCCTCAGCATCCAGGATCCCGTCGGAAAGCATGTTTGATAGACGACGATAGAGAATATTGACGACAGGGTCTTCTAGATGCAGAAGGTTTTTGGCGATCCATTCTTCAAGAAAAATGGCTTCTTTCAAGGTGACGACACCGTCCGAAACAATGCCGGCTGCCAAGCCTACAAGGGCGTCAGCAGAGCGCCTATCAATGCGGTCTTCATGGAAAAAGCGACTGTTCTGAAACTCCTGATGCAGGTCCACCATTTAAAGCTCCTTCTTCAATGTTGTTAGTTTCGGACTCATTCAGGATTTTGCGAATGTCCGGAGTGAAGGTCACGATCATCTGCGTTTTTACACATTTGATAGTTACTTCTGAATCCAAGGCAATGCTCAGATCTTCCCCGCGCAGTCCCTGCCATTGGGCCAGATAGCGCAAGGAGCCGAATTTTTCGCGCTTAACCAGAGTGCGATCGCTCCCACCTTTCCAGTTCAGGGGAGGGAGCTCTCCAGCCAGCGTTCGCGAGGCCAAGTCGGGGTTCTGGATGGCAAGCTTTCGACCAACTTCCCAGTTTTTTATCAGTCCAGAATCTTGGCCTAACCAAGTCTCGTGCCAGCTGAGGTTTGACCTTGCCGGTTCTGCATGGGATCGCTGAATTAGTCGGTTTGACTCAAGTGATTCAATCTGGGTCATCCAAGGGTCCATCCTGCAGATTCTTTGTTAGAGCTTCTTCACATCCCAGGCCAAGAGGACGCGGGCGTGGACGTGCATGCGTTCCAGTTGTTCGCCATGTAGATCAATCGGGCGATAGATCGGATTGTCAGAAATCATCGACAAGGACTTGCCGGTGATTCGCTGCAAACGCTTGATAAACAGGTCGCCGTCGAGGGTGAAAACATAAATGGCATCTGTTTTGATTTCAGTAATGCCGCGATCAATCAGAAGGGACGCGCCATCGCTAAAAGTACCTTCCATGCTGTCGCCGTCGCCAGTGATGATCGACAGGTTTTCGAGCTTTGAGTAATGGACTCCCCGGCGTGCGAGCCAGTCCAAATGCACCGTAATGTCACGGATCACATCAATGTGTCCGTCTGGCGCTGCTATGCCTCGGCCCATGGATGCGGAGACATCCAGACGGGGGATGGTCACGTATCCCTCGCTATCGGGCTTTCTGGTGAAGTCGACAGTGATTACGTTGTCTTCTTTGACGGTCTGCGGGCCGATAGCCTGGGCGATTTTGGTCATTTCTTCGGCGAGTCGCTCACTGAATGCAGAAACATCGACGCCGAGAATTTTCGCAAAGCTCGCGGCCACTGCAGCATTGAGCGGGTTAATACCGTTCAGGTAATGGCTTACAGAGCTCTGGTTCATTTCCAAAGCATGAGCAAGCTTCTCCTGGGTTAAACCAAGCTCATTTTTCTTCGCGTTAAAGATGGCCTTGAGTCGCTGGCACTCTTCTTTCTTTTCGGGGGGTAGCGGCTTTTTGCTCATGGCCGAATCCTATTCCCATCGGTAATAAATCATCAAATGCCATTGGCATTTACATTTAAAAATGCCATAGGTAATATCCCGCCATGAAAACCATGGAGAGAACTTCTGTGAAGAGAACCCACATCACTCATTTTGCTCAGGAGTTTGGGCAATGTGAGGCGGCAGCCTTACTCAAAATGACTCAAGGCGCGCTCAGCAAAGCCATACGCCGTGGTCGGGACGTATACGTCACCAAGCATGCGGATGGTTCGTACACGGCGGAGGAGGTGCGTTCATTTCCTTCGCAGAATCCAGCAAAAAACCAATCACCTGAAGCTGTCGCCGTCTGAGACATCAAGACGGCCAGCTTTGCGTGCCTGGCAATTATCAATCCTTCCTAACTCACCCAACAGCACCTCGGATTAGCTGTTAATCCATCCAGTTACCAAATCGCAGGCAAAAAAAAGCCGGTGGCTAGACCGGCTTCTTCACAACTTCTTTCGGGGGCCATTATGTGCACCATTTGTTCATCACGCAACACCGCTGACGAGATACCTCGCCTTGCACCCTTACTTGCCACGACCACCGCACAGGAGGCCGTGTAATGGCCCGCATCCGCACGATCAAACCCGAGTTCTGGACCAGTGAACAGGTCATGGAATGCAGTCCTTTGGCGCGCCTGTTGTTTATCGGCGTGTGGAATTTCTGTGACGACGCGGGCAATCACCCCATGTCGGCCAAGACCCTGAAGGCACTGGTGTTCCCAGGCGATGACATCACCTCGGCGAAGGTCGGTGAACTGCTCGCCGAGCTGTCAACGAACGGGCTGATCGACCTCTACGAGGTATCGGGCAAAGAGTACCTGCACGTCAACGGTTGGAAGCATCAAAAGATCGACCGACCGACGATCAAGCACCCTGCATATCGACTGACTATCGACGCTGACTCGGAGAGCGCTCGACGAGCCCTCGCCGAGGAACCGCCAGAGCCTAGACGAGCCCTCACCCCCGGAAGGGAAGGGGAATATAAGGGAGAAAACCCACCCAACGCGCATGAGCCGTTTGACGCTCGCGAAATGGTCGCCATGACCCTGGACTGGTTGCCCGATCCAGAAACCCTAAAAACCTATGCCGTTCACGTTGGCCTGTCTGGTGCTCTGTTCACTCCAGCGGTGATTGCCCTGTTCACCTGTCACTACGAGCCGAAGGGTGTGATCAACACCCAGGCCGAGTGGGTGAGCATGCTGGTCAAGTGGGTGCAGCGTGATCAGGTCAAGAGCGCCGGAACCAACGTCAGCCGCTTCCCGGGCAAGCCCCGTTCTGACGAACCCTTTGACGATGAAAACACCGACTGGCTGCATCAGGAGGCCACCCAATGAATCAAGTTTCAGTAATCGCCACCGGCCTGTGGGCCAAGGTTCAGACCGGCCAGTTCATCGCTGCCGGTGAAAGCGAACACATCCAGCCCGCCGCCGAGCTGTCCCAGGCCACGGCCAAGGTCATCAACGGTCTGTTCCGCGAACTGCGTTCGATTTTCCCCGCGTGGAAGCAGGCTTGGCCGGATATGGCGACGTACAAAGCCGCCAAGCAGCAGTGGATGCGCGGGTTTCTTGAAGCCGGGATCTGCAGCACTGAGCAACTGCGCTTCGGCCTGATGCAGGCACGCCAAGCCGCCAAGGACTTTGTGCCGAACGTGGGCGTGTTTATCGGCTGGTGTACGCCGACAGCGGAAATGCTCGGCCTGCCGAGGTTGGCTGCGGCCTATCGGGAGGCTTGCCGTAACGCGCATCCGTCGATGGCCGGCCAGGCCAAGTGGACCCATGACGCGGTGTGGCATACGGCCAAAGAGTGCGGTTTTGAAAACCTCAATCGCCTGTCCCACGACCTGAGCATCAAGCTGTTTGAGCGCAATTACACCATCACGGTGCGCCGCATTCTGGCGGGCCTGCCGTTGCAGAAAATGCCGCTGGCTTTGCCGCCCCGGGCCATTGAACGCAGCGCGCCTGAAGTGGGAAACAAGGCTCTGGCGGCGCTGCGGGCCATGCGTTCGGGAGGTGCAGCGCATGCCTAACCCTCATCTGGCCCCGGTTGAACTGAGTGCCTATCGCTGGGCCGTTCACTGCTGCTCGTACAAGCTCGACTTGAGCCACAAACCCGACCGGGCCGTGGCCCTGTTTGAGCACGAAAGCGCGGCAAAGTACTTCGGCGGGTTGATGTGGCCCAGCACCTTTGAAGTGGTGGACCTGCAATCACCTGTGGGAGCGGGGCAATGAACACTAAAATCCAAACCCTGACCGTGAAGCTCTCTGATGCGGAGATTGGACGTAATGCCAAGCTCGAGCATGTTCGCGACCTTCGGGATGCCGGTCACCCGGCGCTGCACTTTCGCTTCTCCAAGAACCGCACCCGGGGCTCCTGGTACTTGGTCAATAAGCGCCGCTGGCATCGCATCGGGGCCTTTCCGGCCTTGAGCGCCAAGCAGGTGTTGGCTGAGCTGCCAGCAGTGCGCCTGCGTGTGTCGGCTGATGCGGGCTCGACCATTTCCCAATGGGCCACCACGGGTGAGCTGCTCACCTGGTACGCCGATCGCATGGCCCGAGACCGCAGTTTGTCGGCCAAGCGCAAGAACACCGGTGCCTCGGCCATGAAGTGCCACCTGCTGCCGCGCCTGGGTGACTTGCCGCTGGTGGAGGTCAACAAGGCCGCGCTCGATACCCTGTTCATGTGGCCCCTTCAGGAAACCCTTTCAATCGATTACGTGCGCCTGGCGTTCCAGTTGCTGGCCCTGGCATTTCGTCAGGCGTTGAAACTGGGCCTGATCACGTCCAACCCAATGGCGGGCATCAAGTTCAGCGACTTCTCCAAGGCCAAGGTCGGGATCAAGCCGTCGCGCCTGCGTGGTGTGCAGTTGCAGGATCTGCTGGGCGAACTGGGCCAAGCCAAGGCGAACGATCCGGCTGACGCCATGCTGGCTCTGATGATGCTGTGTCACGGCACCCGGATCGGGGAGACCCGGCAAGCACGCTGGCCGCATATCAGCCTGGCCGAACGCGAGTGGTTCATTCCAGCCGAGCACACCAAGACCGGCGTGGAGCATCACCTGCCACTGACTGACCAGGTGCGCGCCCTGTTGATCCAGTACCGCGAAACCCAAACCGCCCGAGGCTATGACGGTCAGTACCTGTTCCCGGCGCGCAACGGCAAGGCGCTGAGCGAAGGGCAGGCCAGTGCCGTGTTCACCCGGTTGGGCAGGGGTGAGTGGACCAGCCACGACCTGCGCAAGTTGGCTCGCACCGGCTGGGCTGTCCTCGGCATTGACCACCTGATCGGTGAGCTGCTGATCAACCACGCCATGGGCCACAACGTGAAGGTGTACATCCAGTCGGACGTGATGAACCGCAAGCGTGACGCGCTGGAGAAGTGGCACGCCCATCTAGACCAGAAGGGGTTCAGCCTGATCCACGGGCAGACGGGCGTTAGATTCGGAGAATCCGGTAATACGCTGGAGGCCGCTAACGGCAAGGCTTGTAGCTCTATTCAGAAAACAACCATAGGTGAGGATTAAAAATGATGATTCGCAAAACGCTGCACCGACCTTTGGGTGATACCGAACACATGCTTGAGCAATGGGGTTGGTGGCGAATGGACGGGATGGGGATTCCCAGTTATGCCTCGCCAATGCTGGCCCTGATGCGAGATGCGCTGCCTTCCAGCACGAAGTCCTACACCATCACTGATGAGCTGGCCTGCGCCGTTGACGGGGCGTTGGCCAGGCTGTGCAAGCGTGACCAGCAGATGGGCGACATGGTGTGGCTTTACTACGGATCCAAATGGCCGGCGGTGCGGGTTGGTCGCCACTACAAGGTGAGCGAAATGAAGGCAAGAGAGCTGATCAAGGCGGGCGTGGCCTGGATGGACTGCGTTCTGGAGACCCTGCGCGAAGCTGCGTAAAAAGAGTTGTCCATATGGAATAGCTCTGTTTTCATAGCACCGTGTTTAGCTGTTACAGCGGGACACCACAGAGAAAGCCCGACCATTTAGTCGGGCTTTTAGCCTTATCGGGCTACACCTGTTGCTGAGTTTGCTTCCAGTGCTTTCAATTGATCGTTAAAGTCATTTTCGCAGCTATCCGCTAACGCCTTCATCGCGTGCATCATCATGATGAGCGAATTTCGAAGCTCAACAGGATTATCTTCGGATAGATCAAGGTGGTTTTTAGCAGTAACTAGCAAACGATCGAACTCAGTACGCTTGAACATATCAATCTCCCTTTGGTGATTGATAAATATACAAGGCCCAGCCATCACGCTGGGCTTTTTCGTTTTCGGCCCCGCCACACCCATCGCCTCAAGCTGGGAGTGCTGTCGGGGCCGAACCCATTCTGCTCCCAGTTCGGGAGGACACCGGATGCCTCATATGCCTGATAAGCCAGACACCTGGGTGATAGCGCTCGCGTGGCTGAGTCAGCACTCGCCGACGATCTATGCCGCCACGCTGTCCTTTGTAATGGCGGCGCTGCGGATCATCTACGGCGGCGGCACTCGGCGGCAGGCAATGCTCGAAGCAACCATCTGCATGCTGCTGACCACCAGCCTGATCGCGGTGCTTGAGTACTTCGGCCTGCCGTCCAGCCTGGCCACACCGGCAGGTATCTGGATTGGTTTCCTGGGTGTGAAGAAGATCGCCGATCTGGCTGACCGCTTCGCTGACTTCAAGCTGCCAAGGCGCTCCGAGTGATGGCCTGCAGCGGATGCGCCGCCCGGCGCGAACAACTCAACAAGTGGAAGGCGATTGCATATGAGCGAGCAGCAGAGCTCTTTGGCTGGCCTGCTCAGTCAGGTACTGGCGGAACAGATCAAGCAGACAGCGATCCTCGAACGGATGGCGACCCAGCAGACCCAATTGATCATAGCCTTGGCGGAAGAGGGGATTGAGCAGGACCCCGAGTCAGAGCCTTTGACCTACATGAGCGGCGCACCGCGCCATCCAGCATGAGCCGCCTCAAGACACTGGCCACACGCCTGCAACCCCAAGCCAATCGCATCGCAACCGCAGTGCCTGGCTCATGGCGCAGTGACAAGGCCACCTCGACCCAGCGCGGTTACGGCTACGCATGGCAACAGGCGCGACTGGTGCACCTCAATGCCCATCCCCTGTGCGTCTACTGCGAGCGTGATGACCGGGTGACAGCGGCCAGCGTGGTCGACCACGTCATCCCGCACCGTGGCGACATGACGCTGTTTTGGGATCGCAGCAATTGGCAATCGCTGTGCAGACCTTGCCACGATATCGTCAAAAAGCGTGAGGAATCAGCGGGTTGAACGGCCTTGCAACGTCAATCTTTATTGTTCGTTTCGGTCACAAATATGCAAATAAGAATATTTATCAATAAAGTTGTTGCAATTAATTCGCATTTATGAGTATGAGAATGATTCTTATTTTATTTAATAAGAATGTTTCTCATTTGGTGGAGGGGGGAGGGTAAAACTCCAGAGGCCTTTTGCTCCTAGACCACCCATCCCCGCACGTGCACATTTTTTCCCCTTTTCAGGAATTTTTGTTAATGGCTTTAACACCCAAGAAGCGGGCATTCGTCGACGCTTTGCGGGGCGGTGCCTCAAACAAGGACGCAGCCATCGCCGCAGGCTACGCGGCGTCCAGCGCATCGGCTGCCGGTTCACGGCTGGCAAAAGACCCTTACGTCATGGCTGCAATGGCCGGGACCACCTTTAACAAAAAAGTTAACAAAATTGTTAAAGCTCCAGCAGCGCAACAACCGGCTGGCGAGGCGCCGCAAACTGCCGAACCCGATGACAGCCCGGGATTCGATTTGAGCAAGGTCTTGTCCTACTCCGATCCGAAAGCTTTCCTGTTGGCGGCCATGAATGATCACGAAACGGAAAAAAAACTGCGGGTCGATGCTGCCAAGGCGCTGATGCCTTTTATGCACCCGCGCAAAGGCGAGACCGGCAAAAAGACCGAGCGCGAAAACGCGGCGAAGGTTGCCGGGGCAGGGCGCTTTGGCTCAAGCCCACCCCCATTGAAGGCGGTCAAGTAAATGCAATGGACGACCGCCTGCCCTGACTGGGAGCAGAAACTGCGCCTGGGGCAATCGATCATCCCGGCGCCGCTGTTCCCGCAGGAGGCCGAAGCCGGTCTGGCGGTGTTGCGCGAACTGAAGATCGTCGACGCCCCAGGCAGCCCGACTATTGGCGAGTCCTGCGCCGAGTGGGTGTTCGATTTTGCCGGGGCGATCTTCGGCGCCTACGACTACACCACCGGGCGCCGGATGATCTCGGAATACATGCTGTGCATTCCGAAGAAGAACTCCAAGTCGACCATCGCTGCCGGGATCATGCTTACCGCGCTGATCCGCAATTGGCGCCTGTCGGCCGAGTTCATCATCCTGGCCCCGACCAAGGAAATTGCCGACAACTCGTTCAAGCCTGCGGCCGATATGGTCAAGCACGACGAAGAGTTGCGCGACCTGATGCACGTCCAGCCGCACTTGCGCACCATCACCCACCGCGAAACCGGCGCCACACTCAAGGTGGTGGCCGCCGATGGCGACACGGTGGGCGGCAAAAAGGCCGTGGGTGTGCTGATCGACGAAGCCTGGCTGTTCGGCAAGAACGTCAAGGCGCCGGACATCATCCGCGAAGCCACCGGCGGCCTGGCGTCTCGGCCTGAAGGCTTTGTGATCTGGCTGACCACGCAGTCCAACGAGCCGCCTGCCGGTGTTTTCCGCGAAAAGCTCAAGTACTCCCGCGCCGTGCGCGACGGGCGTATCGATGACAACCAGTTCCTGCCGGTGATCTACGAGTTTCCGCAGGCGATGATCAAAAGCGGCGAAGCCCGCTTGGTTGAAAACTTCCACCTGGTGAACCCGAACATGGGGTTCTCGGTGGACGAAGCCTTCCTGCTGCGCAGCTTCAAAATGGCGCAGGAAGCGGGCGAAGAAGAGCTGCGCGGCTTTCTGGCCAAGCACGCCAATATCGAAGTCGGTTTGGCGCTACTGTCCGAACGCTGGGCCGGGGCCGACTTTTGGGAAGTGCAGGGCAAGCGTCCGGGCTTGAGTTTTGATGACCTGCTGCGCCAGTGCGAAGTGATTGATATCGGCATCGACGGAGGCGGGCTTGATGATTTGCTGGGCTTTGCAGCAGTTGGTAGGCACCGAGTGACACGCGAGTGGTTGTTATGGACTCACGCTTGGGCTCACCCCTCGGTGTTGGTTCGTCGCCAGTCCGTTGCGGCCAACTTCCATGACTTTGCCAAAGACAAAAACCTCACCCTGGTCGAGCAGATCGGCCAGGACGTGGAGCAGGTGGCCAGTCTGGTCGCCCGGGTTGAGCAAGCTGGTTTGCTGGATAAGGTCGGGCTCGATCCTGCGGGTATCGGCGCGATTCTCGATGCCCTGGTCGAAGCCGGTGTACCCGAGGAAAAGGTCATTGGTATTTCACAGGGCTGGAAGCTCGGCGGCGCGATCAAAACCGCCGAGCGCAAGCTGGCCGAAGGCACCTTGATCCATGGCGGCCAGCCGATGATGGCCTGGTGTTGTGGCAACGCCAAAGTCGAGCCACGTGGCAACTCGATCCTGATCACAAAACAGGCTTCGGGCTCGGCCAAGATTGACCCGCTGATGGCCACGTTTAACGCGGTGACGCTGCTGTCACTGAACCCCATGCCTTCGGCAAACATCGATGACTTCCTTAATCGACCAATGAGTATGTAATGGCAGACACCGACTACAGCATTGACCTGCGTACCCGCAGTCCTTTCTGGGCGCGTATGGCGAGCTTCTTCGTTGGTGGGCGCCTGGTCTCTCCCGAGAAGGGCTCTCAGACCGGGCCTGTCTCCGCCACTGGCGTGGTGGGCGACTCGGTCGTCAACGATGAGCGCTCGCTACAAATCTCCACCGTGTTCGCCTGCGTACGACTCATCTCCAGCGTAACGGCCTGCCTACCGCTGGATGTGTTTGAAACCAAGGGTGAGGATCGATCCAAGGTTGGCTTTGATAATCCGCTGGCACGCCTGCTGCGCTACAGCCCCAACCAGTTTATGACCGCCTTCGACTTTCGCGCCGCCATGACCATGCAGCTTTGCTACTACGGCAACGCCTACGCGCTGATCGAGCGCAATAGCGTGGGCGACATCATCAGCCTGGTGCCGCTGATGTCGGTCAATATGGACGTACGACTCGAAGGTAAGCGGGTCGTGTACCGTTACCGCCGTGACAGTGAATACGCCGACTTTAAACAGTCGGACATTTTTCACCTCAAGGGCTTTGGCTTTAACGGGCTGGTGGGGCTTTCCCCGATTGCCTTCGGCGCCAAAACAGTCGGTGTGGCTGTGGCGATGGAGGATCAGCAGCGCGACTTCTATGCCAATGGCGCGAAGTCCCCACAGATCCTGATGACCGGCGACGGCAAGACACTCAACAAGGCCCAGCGCGATCAGCTTGAGGAGAACTTCAAGGAGATCTCCGGCGGCCCGGTCAAAAAGCGCCTTTGGGTGCTGGAGGCGGGGTTCACCACCCAGGCCATCGGCGTCAGCCCGCAGGACGCCGAAACCATGGCAGCGCGCAAGTTTCAGGTCAGCGAACTGGCCCGGTTCTTCGGGGTACCGCCGCACCTGGTGGGCGATGTCGAAAAGTCCACCAGTTGGGGCTCCGGCATCGAGCAGCAAAACCTCGGTTTCTTGCAGTACACCTTGGACCCGTACCTTGAAATCTGGGAAACCAGCATTTTGCGCTGGCTGATCAAGCCCGCGGACTTGGGCCGCATCCACGCCGAACACAACCGCGACGGATTGTTGAGCGGTGATTCGACGGCCCGGGCCAATTACATGAAAACCCAAATCGACACGGGCCTGCTTACGGTGAACGAGGGCAGACGTGTCGGTAACCGGCCGCCACTCCCTGGCGGCGATGTCGCAACCCGGCAGTCTCAGAACGTGCCGCTTACTCAACTTGGCAAAACGAACCCCGCACCCAGCGGGGTTTAGTTTTTCTGGAGACTGAAATGCCGAGCATTTGCAAAACACTGGCCTTCGATCAGGCCGCAATCAAGTTTTCCAGCGGCGGCGCCCAGGGCATTTTCGAAGGCTATGCCAGCGTCTTCAGCGTGGTCGATAGCGACGGCGACATTATCGAGCCGGGCGCCTTTGCTGCCGCACTGAAAACCCAATCCCGGGCGGTGGCCATGTTCTTCAACCACCGGCGCAATGAAATCCCGGTGGGCAAGTGGCTGGATCTATCGGAAGACAGCACCGGCCTGCATGTCCGGGGTGAGCTGACCCCCGGCAACCCGCAGTCGGACGCCCTCAAGGCGGCAATGATCCACGGCACCGTGGGCGGCATGTCGGTGGGTTTCTCTGCGGCAAAAGGCGACTGCGCGCCCATTGCGACCGGCTATTCGTTCAAAAACGTCTCCCGGTTGAGCGAAATCAGCATTTGCACCTTCCCCGCGAATGAGCACGCCACGGTGTCGGCGCTCAAGAGCATGGACACCATTGAAACCATCCGTGATGCGGAGAACTGGCTGAGAGATTCCGCCGGGCTCTCCAAGTCGGAAGCGTTGGCGTTTATCGCCCGCATCAAGTCCGCAGTTCGGAGCGACTCCGAAGGTGGCGAAATCAACGCGATCCTTGATCGCATCAAGTCCTTCCCATCTGTAGGAAACTAATTCATGTCCGAATTGGCTGATATCCAAAAGGCAATCGAAACCGCGCAAACGAACATGACCCAACTGTTCGATGCGCAGAAAAAAGAGATCGCCGCCACTGGCGAGATCAGCAAGAAACTGCAAACCGACCTGCAGACCGTCCAGGCTGATCTGACCAAATCCAGCACCCGGCTGTTTGATCTGGAGCAGAAACTGGCGGCTGGCAGCCTGGACAACCCGGAGACCAAAAAGTCCTTCGCCGAGCGCACCGCTGAAGATCTCAAGAAGTCCTGGAATGGCTCGACCTCCGGGAAAGTTGACGTGAAGACGTTCAACAAAGCTTTGGGCAGTGGCGCGGGCTCTGCCGGCACGCTGATTCAGGCGCAGCAAAACCCTGGCATCCTGATGCCCGGCCTGCGCCGCCTGACCATCCGGGACCTGTTGGCTCAGGGTCGCACCACATCCAATGCAATCGAGTACGTTCGTGAAAACGTCTTCGTCAACAGCGCCGCATCGGTGGCCGAAGGCACTCTGAAGCCTGAATCTCAGCTGACCTTCACCAAAGAAACCGCCAACGTCAAAACCATCGCGCACTGGATTCAGGCATCGCGCCAGGTGATGGATGACGCGCCGATGCTGGAGTCCTACGTCAACAACCGCCTGCTGTTCGGTTTGGCGCTGGTGGAAGAGGGCCAGTTGCTCAACGGTGACGGCACGGGCGACAACCTGATTGGCCTGAACAAGGTGGCCACGGCCTACGATGCAGGCCTGGATGTCGAGGGCGATACCCGTGCCGACCAGATTGCCCATGCGATCTTCCAGACCAGCGAATCCGAGTTCGAAGCCTCCGGCTTGATCCTCAACCCCCGTGACTGGCACGCCATTGCGCTGCTGAAAGACGCGGATGGCCGTTACATCTTCGGTGGCCCAGCTGCATTTGCGGCGAAGGTCATGTGGGGCCTGCCGGTGGTGGCCACCAAGGCCCAGGCGCTGGGCACCTTCACCGTGGGCGGTTTTGATCTCGCTTCGCAGGTATGGGATCGCATGGACGCCACGGTCGAGGTCAGCAATCAGGACCGCGACAACTTCGTCAAAAACATGCTGACCATCCTGTGTGAAGAGCGTTTGGCCCTGGCTCACTACCGTCCAACCGCGATCATCAAAGGCACCTTCACCCCAGCTGCAGGCGGCTGATTATCGAGGCGGGGCAGGCATCTGCCCCGGTACCGCAATGACCAAAATTCGCGCACTGCGTCAGTTTTCGCACTATCACGCTGGCAGCTTCAACCAGTTCGAAGTGCGAGTGGTTAAAGACGATTATGCAGAAGCATTGATCGGAATGGGCCTGGCTGAAGAGGTCCATGCCGATCCAATCCTGAAGCCAGAGCCAGAGCCAGAGCCAGAGCCAGAGCCAGAGCCAGAGCCAGAGCCAGAGCCAGAGCCAGAGCCAGAGCCAGAGCCAGAGCCAGAGCCAGAGCCAGAGCCAGAGCCAGAGCCAGAGCCAGAGCCAGAGCCAGAGCCAGAGCCAGAGCCAGAGCCAGAGCCAGAGCCAGAGCCAGAGCCAGAGCCAGAGCCAGAGCCAGAGCCAGAGCCAGAGCCAGAGCCAGAGCCAGAGCCAGAGCCAGAGCCAGAGCCAGAGCCAGAGCCAGAGCCAGAGCCAGAGCCAGAGCCAGAGCCAGAGCCAGAGCCAGAGCCAGAGCCAGAGCCAGAGCCAGAGCCAGAGCCAGAGCCAGAGCCAGAGCCAGAGCCAGAGCCAGAGCCAGAGCCAGAGCCAGAGCCAGAGCCAGAGCCAGAGCCAGAGCCAGAGCCAGAGCCAGAGCCAGAGCCAGAGCCAGAGCCAGAGCCAGAGCCAGAGCCAGAGCCCACAACTCCGGTCGACCTTGAGAAGAAAGGCTCGAAAAAATGACCATCACCGTTGCGGATCTGCTGTCGATTGAGTTGATGCGCAAGCACCTTCGGGTCGATCACCAGGAGGACGACGACCTGATTGAGCTGTATGCCGAGGCTGCTTTGGCCTGGGCTTTGTGGTACTGCGACAACCCCGCATTTCTTCAAGCCAGCGACATACCCGCATCATTCAAATCAGCGCTGTTATTGCTGCTTGGCAACTCCTACGCCGTCCGCGAAGCGGTTGTTGTGGGCACCACGGCGGACAAGGTGCCGCTCGGGGTGGAGTCGTTGCTGTGGTCGTCCCGCAACTTCACTGGCCCGGCCAGAAAGGAGCCTGAGCCATGAGAGCGGGGGATCTGCGACACCCTGTCGTCATCCAGCACCAAACCACACAGCAAGACCCGGCCACAGGCGAGGTGGTAACAGCTTGGGTCGAGTTTGCGCGTGTATGGGCGGCAGTCGATCCGCTCAGCGCCCGTGACCTGATTGCCGCGCAAGCCAGCCAGTCCCAGGCCAGCGGGCGAATCACGATCCGCTATCGCCCGGGTGTGCTGCCGACCATGCGCATCCTGCATCGCGGGAAAATCTTCACAATCATCGGTCAGCCGCTCCCGGACAGAAACTCGGGCCTGGAGTATCTGACCCTTGTTGTCGCTATGGGGGTGAATGATGGCTGACGGTATGCACTTCAATATCCAGGGGCTTAACGGCGTAGTTGAAAAAATGCGCACTCTGGGTCCACGGCTGCAAAAGAAAGGCCTGCGCAAAGCGGCACGGGCGGCGATGAACATCGTGCGTGACGCCGCGAAAGCCAACGCCAAGGCCATCGACGATCCGGCCACCAAAGAGAAGGTGTTCCGCAACTTGATCACCCAGGAGTCGAGCAAGCAGTCCAGGCGCGAAGGCGGGGTGGTGATGCGGGTCGGCGTGCGCGGCGGCTCGGGCTCCAATCAGCACAGCAAGGACGCCTCCGGCAACCCCGGCGGCGACACCCGGCACTGGCGTTATATCGAGCTCGGTACCGAACACAACCCGGCGGTACCGTTTATGCGGCCGGCGTTTTCCAGCAACGTGCAGGCGGTCACCGATCGCTTTGTCGCGGTGCTGAACACTGAAGTCAACGCTTTGCTGGGGTCTCGCTGATGTACGCGCCGATATTCGCCGTGTGCGCCGCCGACCCGGCGGTAACGGCCTTGCTGGGCGTTTCGCCCGTGCGCATCTATCCCTTTGGCGAAGCGCCCGAAGGTGTCGCCAAGCCCTATGTGGTGTGGCAAACGATCGGCGGTAACCCTGAGAACTATCTGGCGCAACGGCCGGATATTGACGGTTTCAGCCTGCAAATTGATGTCTATGGTGTGTCCGTGACACAGACCCGTGACACGGCCAAAGCCATCAGAAACGCCATCGAGCTCAAGGCCAACATTGTGCGCTGGGGCGGCGACTCACATGACCCGGTCACCAAGACCTACCGCTACAGCTTCGATGTGGACTGGCTGGTACCGCGCTAAACCAACACCGACACCCGGCCCGCCTTGAGCGGGCTTTTTCGTTTAAAGGAGACACCCATGTCCGTTCTCACACAGGGCACGCAGGCTTACATCCTCGTGCCGGCTGCGCCCGGTACCGGCCCGTTGACCGTAATGGAGGTGGAGTGCATCACCACCTTCGACCCGGCTGGCTCACCGGCAGACCAGATCGAAGACACATGCCTCAGTGATAAAGATCGCCGTTACAAGAAGGGTTTGCGCACGCCCGGCCAGGCATCCATTGGCCTCAACGCTGACCCCACCAATGCAAGCCACGTCCGCGTGCATCAGCTTTCCGAAGCGGATGACGAGGACAACATCAAGTGGGCCATTGGCTGGGCCGATGGGGATGCACCTCCGACCTTGAATGAGGCAGGTGACGATTTTGAATTCCCGAAGACGCGCACCTGGTGTGCCTTTGAGGGTTATGTGGCCGACTTCCCGTTCTCTTTCGCGGCAAACGCAGTGGTTGCATCGACCGTTTCCATCCAGCGTTCGGGCGGCCTCGCCTGGATTCGCAAAACCATCTAAGGGCTTTCCATGAATCTCAAGCAACTCAAAGCCAAAGGCGGAATCGTCGACGGCGCACTGGTTAAAAAAGAAGTCACCTGGGTCCACGCCGACCCGACCACCGGCAAGGACGTGACTGATAAATTCAACGTGCATATCCGCCGCCAGTCGTTCGGTGTCATCGAACGCCTATTTGCCCCGGACGAAGCTGAGCAAAGCCGCAACGCCAAATACATCGCGGCCAGCGTGTTCCTGGGTGAAGAGGGTGCTGAAGCGCTTAGCTACGAAGATGCCTTCAGCTTGGAGTCGTCCCTGGGTTTTGCCATCCTCACCGCGGTCAATGAAGCCAACGGCACCGGGAAGGATCAAGCAAAAAACTAAGCGCCTCCGATGAGTTCTGGCACGAACTGGTGCTGAACCGCATCGGAGGCAGCACCATTGCCGAAGCCAAGGAGCGGCTAACCCACCGCGAAGTGCTGGACTGGATCGCTTATAGGGAAAAGTACGGCACTCTCGATCAAAACCGGCGCCTGGAGCGTCACTTCGCGCTGTTGACCCACCTGACCAGCAAGGTGGCTGGCGGGAAAATGGACCTCAGCGATTTCATGGTTTACAGCCAAGCGCAGGCAACGATCAGCCTGGAGGAGGCTATGGCGACATGGCAGTAAGTGGCTTGCGGTTGGGCGCTTCCGGGCGATAGTGTTAGATTGCCGCCCATTTCAGGGAGAATTCACCTGTGCAGCTAGCCATTTTATTAGTCCTTATCGTCATTGCCCTCATTCTTGCTCCGGGGTTACTTTGGCTGGTTGCGATTGCAGTAGCCGCATACGGGGCATTCTTTGTTGCAGCCATAATTGTTGCAGTTGTGGCTGTTCCATTGATTTTCATATTTTTATGGCTTATCCCTCGTTCTAAAACTGCTAGTGAGCGCCTCGCAGACAAAAATATAGAGTTCAACAAGCGTTATCTCGAAGAAGCCTGCCAGACGAAAGAGCGGGAGAAGCAACTCGAAGTCGCATTATGTGCTGATGAGTTGGAGCCCCAATTTGAGGCTGCAGCTGATTCGGGAATCTCGAAAAGCACTCCGTCGCCTGACGAAATTATGTGCTCAAGATGTTCTACGGCTTTCGCCAAAGCTCATCTGGTATGCCCGCATTGTGGGAAATCGCCTTTGCCCTCTCAGCGATAGTCAGTACACGAAACCAAAACCCGCCTCGGCGGGTTTTTTCACATCTGGAGATTGATAAATGGCCTCGCGCTCACTCGGCACGCTGACGCTCGATCTCATTGCGCGCATTGGCGGCTTTGAGCAGGGTATGGATCGAGCTGCTCGAACGGCAACAAACCGCATGGGGCAAATTGAGAGGTCTACCCAAAGCGCGAGTAGCCAGATAGTCAGCTCACTTAAATCAATTGGAGTTGCTGCTGTAGGGTATCTGGGCACACGTGAGCTAATCGCTTATGCCGAAACCTGGACCTCAGTACAAAATAGGTTGAAGCAAGTAACCAGCAGTCAGTTAGAGCTGGCCGCAGCGACACAAGAAGTATTCGCGGTGGCTCAGCGCTCTCAATCTGCTCTTGAGCCCACGGCTGAGCTCTATCAAAGAATTGCGTCAACCACAGAGTCGTTGGGAGTTAATCAATCCGAGGTCGTAAGGGTCACAGAGTCCATTAGCAAGGCAATGTCTGCCAGTGGCGTCTCAGCTGAGGCTGCAGCAGGTGCTTTGGTTCAGTTAGGTCAGGCTTTTGCGTCTGGCGTTTTGCGTGGACAAGAACTGAACTCCGTTCTTGAGCAGGCCCCAGGGCTTGCCCGTTCGATTGCTGATGGTTTAGGCGTTGCTGTTGGTGATCTGCGTAAATTGGGTGAGGCGGGTGCAATCACTTCGGAAAAATTGTTCCGATCGATTTTGAGTCAGGGTCGCTCCATTGATGATCAATTTGCCCGGTCACAAACTTCGATAAAAGGCGCTTTCACCGTACTTGAAAACAGTTTGACCAAGTACGTTGGAACCATGGATCAGGTTACGGGTGCATCAACAACTGCAACATCAGCCTTACTTGCTCTTTCGAAATCGCTCGACTCTGCAAAGTTTGAAAATTTCTCAAAAGTTCTGGAGGTCGGCCTCTATGTGGTTTTAGGCAGAGTCGCAGGAGGGCTACTTAGCAGTGCATATGCGATGCGGGTCAATGTTAAAGCCGCCGCAGAATTGACACTTGCGAATTCGATTGCTGCGGCGGGTGAAGTGCGCAGGCTTGAGGCTGTAAAGGCAGGGGTTGTTGCAGATTTGGCGCGGGCGCGAAGCTCCGTTGCCAGCGCTGAAGCCTCGGTAATGGCGTCGCGGCAGGTGCAGACGGCTGATTTGGCCCGCCTGCAAACTGTTCGCCAGTCATTGGTGGCCGAACTTGAACTCGAGCAGCAACGCCTGCGTGCGCAAATTTCCGATATTGGCCGGCAACAGTCTGTCGCCCGGATGGCCGAACTGCGATTGGCAGAAACGGCGATCATTCGGCAGCTCACCGCCGCCGAGGCGCAGCTGACGGCAACCACCATTGCAGGTTCTGCGGCCGTCACTGCATCCCTGGCGCAACGTACCGCTGCGACTGAAGCGCTGGCCGTGGTCAATGGTCAACTGGCCGTAGCGCAAGTGGCAGCCACATCAACAATGGCCGCATGGGCCGCCAGTAGCACTGCTCTTGGCGCAGCCTTTGCGATGGCTGCAAAAGCGGGTCGCGCCTTGCTGTCGCTGGCCGCTGGATGGCCCGGACTGATCATCACCGTGGGACTGATCGCCTATTCGTTTCTGGACTTTGGCGACAAGGCTGAGGAGGGCACGAGCAAGGCTGCAAATGCTTTTGATGATGCGTCTACGCGCATTCGCCGCGCGGTAAAAGGGATGTTGCCTGATGATCTGGGTAAGCGTTCTTTTGAACAGCTGAGCGGCGCTCTTGATGGCCTTCAATCTGAACTCAAAAATGCTGAAGAGGTGTACGACCGCTTGCAGTCGGGCGCTGACTCGGGCGGTGACGTGCCTTTTGCGTTGCCGCTGGACCAGGCAGGCGAGCGGGTAGAGGCGCTCAAAGGCGCCATCCAGAAAACTCAGGCAGAGCTGAATGGTGTGCGATTTGCCAGCGACAAAGCGGGCCAGAGCTATCTGGACAGCCTGAAAAAACAGGCAGTCGTCGCCGGAAAGCTGACTGAGGTTGAAAAACTTCGGGCGCAGCTTTCCGCAGGCATTCTCAAGCTGGATCCAGAGTCTGAAAAAGAAGCGCTCAAACACGCTGCTGCGATCGACAAGGTTAATGCCAGTCTCAAAATGCAGAAAGCTGACACCAAGTCGGTTTCCGAGGTGCAAAAGAAATTCGCGTCTACGGAAGAGGATTATCAGCGTCAAATCGAGCTTATCAATACCACCACTGATGCGCGTAAAAATGCCACGGAAGTGGCCAAGCTGCAGTTCGAGATTGAAAGCGGCAAGCTGGTAGGCATCAATGCCTTGCAGCAAAAGCGCCTTGAAGGTCTGGCTGTCGAACTGGACAGCCTGAAACAGCTGAAACAGGCCAACGAAGACGCCGCCAAGCTGGCTGCATTCGGCACGACCCTGAAAGACACCAATCAAACGATCAGCCAGGGCTTCAAAATTGAACTGTCCGGCGCAGGCTCCGGCGATAAGCTGAAAGAGCGTCTACAGGCTGATCTGGAAATCCAGCAGGAGCATGACAAGCAGGTTTCTGACCTGTTCAAGCAGCGCAATGCTGGAGATATCAGCAAGGAGCTCTACAAACAGGAAACCGAGCTGCTCAGCGAGGCACTTGCCGAACGCATGGTGATCCAGCAGGACTATTACAACCAGCTCGATGCCGCCCAGAGCAACTGGATGGACGGTGTGGGCGATGCTTGGAACAACTATCTGGATCAGAGTCGGGACATTTCCGGCCAGACCAAGGATATGTTCACCGATGCCTTCTCCGGCATGAATGACGCACTGTACAACTTCGTGACCACCGGCAAGTTGTCCTTCTCAGATATGGCAGCGACGTTCGCCAGTTCCGCGCTGAAGATGCTGATTCAGTGGGGTACAGCTCAGGTAGCCATGGCTGCTCTGAACGCCTTCACATCGACGGCAGCCATTCCTATCGTTGGCCCGTTTGCTGCGCCGGCGGCTGCGGCTTCCGCACTGGGGGCAGCGGGCAGTTTCATGGGGATGATTGGCTCTGTGGCCGGTATGGCGCACGACGGCATCGATGCGGTACCAGAAACCGGCACCTGGTTGCTGCAAAAGGGTGAGCGGGTTACTACCGCTCAGACCAGTGCCAAGTTGGATCGTACGCTGGAGCAGGTCGCGCAAGGCGGAGGGGCAGGCGGGAAAGGCCTGACCGTAAATCTCATCGAGGACAGGTCTCGTGCAGGGCAAAGCGAGCGCGGTACCAATTCTGATGGCTCTGAATACCTGAACCTATGGGCGGCGCAGATTCGATCCGGAGGAAACGAGGCGTCAGATTCACTCGAGGCCGCCTACGGGCTGAAACGCCAAGCTGGATAGGAGGTATCGCATGGGCGCAATCGAACAGTGCTACGCCTCTGGCGGAGACATGATCATCAAGACCGTCGAAGTCCGGGCAGAAGGAGAGAGTGCCACCATGCTCTTTTCTCAGGGCTTCGATGACTGGACGTGCGGTACCGAGGACGGCAGGGAGCTCACCTTCCCGGGTGTGGCGATGGGGGACGCGCTGCCCAAGAGTGACGGCAGCGGATACCAAAGCTTGAACATCGAAATTGATAACACTCTGGGCAACGTGCAGAAGGTCGTCGAGGAATACCGGCTTGCTGGGAAACGGATTTACATCACTCACCGCGAATACCTGCTGAGCGATCTGAGTTATCCGACATCGATTTACCACCTCACGGTGCTGGATCGAGAGTACGCCGATAACACTGCCAAGTTCTCCTGCGGGTTCTTTGACCTGCTGAACATTGGGTTCCCGCGAGACAAGCTCACCACATTGGTCGCACCTGGCCTGAAGTACATCTAACCATGCTCAAACACTACTTATCCGCCCCTTACCGGGATGGCGGCCGGGGACCTATTGCCTTCGATTGTTGGGGGCTGTGTATCGCGGTTCGCCATCAACTGCTGGGCCTGCCTCTGTTGCCCAGCCTGGGCGCTGTAGGCAAGGACCGGCTACGCGAGAACACCCACGCTTACCACGACCTGAAGCAGGGCATGGAAACGTGCCCTCCAGAGGTCGGCGCTATTGCGGCGGTGTTCCGTGGCGCGCTGTGCCTGCATGTCGGCGTGGTGGTCGAGGCTGATGACAGGCTTAAGGTGCTGGACACCAACCCAGGCGGTGCACGACTGCGCACCGTCCGTGAGTTTGAAACTGACTTTCCAAGGGTGGTCTTCTACCGTGATCGAATTTTTCCCGAACAAGATGTCCGGCTCGGCGCCGATGGTCACGTACACGACTGATCGGCGCATGACGCTTGAGCAGTGGCTGATTGAGCGGTCGCCCAGCTACCAGCGGATGGAGTCGCCTCCGATCAGCATTGTGCTGAATGACGAACTGATTGAAGCGAAGCGCTGGCACAAGGTGGTTTTCAAGCCGTCTGATCATGTCGAGATCTATCGCGAGCCCAAGGGCACTGACCCCTTCAGCATCACCTACGCCCTGTTTGCGGGCGCGAAGGCGGTGATGAAGATGATGGTGCCGAAGATGCCCGGCATGCCTTCAAACTCTACTGTGCAGGGCAGCCCCCTGACCGAGGCCAGCGCCAAGGGCAACAAGGTCAAGCTGGGAGACACCATTCGCCAGATCGCTGGCCACCAAAAGGTATACCCGTCCTACCTGGCTGAACCACGCACCTGGTTTGTTTCTCCACGGGAGCAGTGGATCGAGATGCTGCTGTACGTCTCGGCGGGCGATCTGGATATTCCTATCAGCAAGATCAAGGTGGGTGAAACTCCACTGATTTCGCTGGGTGCCGATGCCCGCGTGACGATCTATCCGCCTGGTGCGGATGTGTCGGGCGATACGGCATCGATGCTCTGGTTCAATGTGGCCGAGGTGGGAGCGAGTTCGAGCGGATCGGCTGGCCTGCAGTTGACGGTTTCGAACAGCATCACTCCATCGGCTCGGGCTTCGGCCTACCAGTTCAATGGCGTAACCATCTCGATCCCTGCGGGAGCGGGCGCGTTCCCTGCCGACTGGGTCAGCGGCTTAGTGATTCGTGCGCTGGCTTACTACGAATACACAGTTATCGATGGTGGGGAAGGACGTGACATCGTTCAAGGCCCGCTGGGGATGCTCAATCCTGAAGTCGGCATGGCGATCGAGGTTGTGGGTGCCAACGGCGGGTTGTACATCGTCAACAGCTACACGCCTTATGCGCCTGCAATACCGCCCGGCGCAGGTACGGCTTCAACGCTGCGGGGATCCAGTGCTCCGTCGCGCTACGACTTTGATGTGACGCCGCTGTCGCTCACCGTCAGCCGAGGCGGGACGGCATACCCGGTCACCCTGAACACTGCGACAACCGACCTTGCCGGTCTGGTATCGGCGTTCAACGCTGCCAAGGGCGCTGCGCCTTTCATTGCCAGCGCCTCGCTGGGCCGACTACTGCTCACGGAAATGTCCGCTTTTACCGGTATGCCGCTGACTTCGACGGACGCGACTCTTTTCGGCAGCAGTCCAATCAGCAGCACCGGCACTGCGCCAACCAGCGAGTCGCCTGAGCAGCCCGCAGAGATGACCTTGAACTATGACGGCGGCGCGCCTGCGAATGGCCTTGCGCTGGGCACTGGCTTGGCCTGCATTGGTCCTAGAGGGTTGCGGTATCGAATCACAGCCTCCGGTAGCTCCATTATTGAGGTCGAGCGTCTGACCTCCGCCGGTGCCGTTGATGAGGATTGGCCTGGGTTCAGCTATCTGGAAAGCGTCAACAGCGTGATCAACCTCGACCCATCCAGCCTGCAGGGTGGGTACCGCGGTCCCTTCGTCTGCGCCCCGGTCGGGGAGAAGGTCACCGCCATCGAGTATTCCGTCTTTGCGGCCAATGGTTTGATTGGTCTCGGAAAGAAAGGGGACACGTACGCTATTGGATCAAGCCACCAGTTTGAGTACCGGGATGCGGATGTGGCCGGTGCATGGACTGTATTGCCGAAAGGGGTGAGCGGTGCTTCGCGCGATGCCCTGGGCTTTACCTTTAGACATGAGCTGCCTTATCCAATGCGCCCTGAGTGTCGCCTCAAGCGCCTACCCAAGACCGGCGGCGCGAACGCTGACGAGGTCAACGACGACATGATGTGGTACAGCCTGCGCGGGCTGCGTCAGATTCGCCCAACCAGCTATCCGGGCATGACAGTTATCTCGGCCAAAATACGTGGTGCTGACCGGCTCTCAGCGCAATCAGAGAGCCAGGTGAATCTGGAAGCCACCCGAATCCTGCCACTGCGCAGCGGCGGCGCCTGGCAAGCACCTGCACCTACACGTGACATCGTGCCGTGGGTGCTGAATGTACTCAAATCACTGGGCTACACCGACGCCGATATCGACCTTGAAGAGTTTGACCAGTTGCACGCGTCCTGTGTTGCCGATGGCCAGTTCTACGACGAGACGATTGATGCCTCAAGTATTGCAAAGGAAGCGCTGAACAATGCGCTCGCCTGTGGCTGGGCTGAGCTGACTATCGCTAACGGGCTCATCAGGCCAGTCCGTGATGAGCCTAGAGCCGTATTTGAGCGCGAGTACGGCCCTAAGACCCAAACCTACTCGCCGCAGAACATGACCACTGCCTTGAAAATCAGCGGTCCGCTTCCTTCGATCAATGACTTCGATGGTGTGGACGTTGAGTTCTACTCCAGTAAGAGCTGGGCTTGGGAGACTGTCGAGTGCCGTTGGCCGAACGACCTTGGACTGAAGGTCGAGAAGGTCAAACTGCCCGGGGTGACTGATCGAGACCGCGCCTATCGGTGGGGTATGCGCCGCCGGGGGCACCAACTGTTCCGATCGGATACTTACACCTGGGCGACCACGCTGGCCGGGCGCAACTCGGGTTACTTGAGCTTTTGCGCGGTTGCCAGTGATACGCCGGGGCTTTGTCAGAGCGCGCTGTTATTTGGCGTTCAGCAGGTCATTGGCGGGCTGGTACTGGAGTCGTCAGAGCCGCTGGATTGGTCTGCCGGCGGCGCCCACAAGATCGGAATCAGTCGCTTGGATGGCACGTTGTCCGGACCTTATCCGGCCACTCAAATCGATGAGTTCCACGTCAGGGTCGATGACCTGGACTTCGTACCCAGCAACGATCCGGCCTTGAATTCACCACGCCTGCTGTTCGGGCCTGCTGACAAGTGGGCTTACCCGGTGCTGGTGACCTCGGCCGATCCTTCCGGCGGCAACGTCTCAATGAAGGGAATGCCCTATGACGCCCGCGTTTACACCTACGACCACGCCACGGCGCCTGACCGATAAAGGATCTGCTAACCATGCTTGCATACCCTGAAGGTCTGCCTACGCCTCAGCGGGAGGGCTACGGCTTTGATCCTGTCAGCCCGATGACCAGCACAAAACTGGTGAGCGGGCGCTCGGAGCGACGCCGCGCCTTTGTCAGCACGCCGACTGTGGCGACTGTCACCTGGCTGTTGACGGCGCCGGAAGCTCGCTTGTTCGAAGGATGGTTTGAATACGTTCTGCTGTCTGGATCATTGCCGTTCGAATGCCCACTTCTGACCCCAATGGGGATGGAGCCACACCGCGCCAACTTCGTCGACATCTACAGCGGCCCCGTATTGGTGGGCTTGGATCTTTGGCGGTTCAGTGCCCAGCTCAGCCTATTCAAGAGGCCTTTGATCAGCAAGGACCTGGTGATTGAAGTGCCTGACTACATCATTGATGCCGATATCTTCGACCGAGCCATGAATCAGAAGTGGCCTGAACAGACCGAATAGCGGCGCAGCTCAAAACCCTCACGCATATCCGCCGGCAACTCGCCGGAACAATCATCACTCACGACCTAAACACTGCCTTGATTGCAGTGCCGAAGGTGTGTCTGCGAGAAACATTCATATGGCCAATAACACCGGCAACCCAGTTGGATCAACTGCGGCAAAAGACTTGAGCGATAACGCAGAGAACCTCGACAAGTTTGCCAATGGCGACGACTACGAATACGACGACCGGCTTGGGCGATCGCGCAAAAGCCTAAAATGGATTGAGGATGCGGCTTTGGCGATTCCAGCGCTCGATGCTGCTGTTCGCTCTGAGGAGCAAGCCGAGCTGGCAAAAGCCGCAAAGGATGAAGCAGAATCTGCCAGGGATGCGGCTCAGCTTTCAGCTGGGGTTTATCCGTCTATAACGGCTGGATTGGCAGGTACGCCTGGTGATAAGTATTTCAGTGTCCCAAGCATCGAGTCTGCCGAATACCTGATCCTTTATCAGAACGTTGCTGGCTCTGCTTATGAGGTGAGCCGTTACCCTTCGGCGAGTGCTGTCCAAACATTGGACTCGGATTTTCGCAAAGTAGTAAGAAGCGGTTCAGCCGCCGAAATACTGGCATCAATTACAGACGGTTTCGGGGTTCCTACCTGGCTACAAGCAAGGGTATTAGACGGCGGCCCTTCCGAACACTCCAAAACCCTACTGCGCGAAGCTATTCCAGGGCTGCCGGAAGTAGGCGATATACCTGGAACAGGTTTTTCCATTCAGGACGAGTTGGGGCGCAAGACTTGGCTGCAGACCTCCAGTGAAGACGGAGGGTTGACCCCTTTCTCAGTTGAGTGCATTCGGCGCTCTCTCGGTCTTCCTCCGCCCCCTGCAGATATTGGCTATGTCGCGGAAGGAGACTCCATGACGGCCAGCACCTACGGCGGAGGTGTCCCGTATCCAGTGACACTGGCCTCTCTGCTTGGCAAACCTGTTGCAAACACGGGCGTCAGTGGTGCTTGGTCTCCAGAGGTATCTGTCAGGGGCGGTGGTGTTACTCCTTTATTGACTATCCCTGATGGCACTATCCCGGCAGGTATTGAGCCGATTAGCGTGGTTTGGGATGTTGAGAACGCTTACGTGGGCAATCGTGCGTCTGTGACCTACTCGGGCAAAGTCAGAGGAATACCTTGCACCTTGACGCAAGACACCACCAATAACGTGATCACCCTTTCCCGTAAGGTTGCTGGTTCGACATTTTCTGTGGCGTCGCCAGTCCCTTTTGTCGTCGACACCCCGCACATCAGCAAGCGCCACATCGTATGGTCAGGCCGTAATGACAACCCAAAAACCAACGCTTTCATATCGATAGACAAACTTCTGTCCCGTATCGAGCAGGAAAGTATTCCTTACTTGCTGGTGTCCGTTTGCAATACCTCAAACGAGGTATCTGGGAGTGCGGGTTACGTAGCGGTCGCGAACTTGAACTTGCAGCTTATAAAGCGCGCTCCCCGGAACTACGTGGATATGCGTGGACGTATGATCCGGGAGGGACTAACCCTCGCGGGACTGGTTGCAACACCTGAGGATACTGCGGCTATCGCTAACGATTGCATACCGCCCTCATTACTGGCAGACGGGCTTCATTTTAACCCTGCAGGGCGCCTCGCATGCGCTCTGATCATTTATGACGAACTTGTACTGAGGAATATGGCATGACACTTATTATCCGGTCTCCGGGAAAGATAGCTCGGCCACTACCTGGCTCTTTTGATGGCCCGAACCTAGGCGTTAATGGAGTTGCATCCCGCTTCGTATCGATCGGCGCCGCGTCTAGCGTAGGTGGCATTGTGGCCAGCCTGAAAGACTTAGTTGGCGGTCACAACCTTGCCGCCAATGGTGGTGTGGCTACTTATGAAGAGGTTTCAGGTATACCCGTTGTGTCTCTTGCAGCTGCGGGCAATAACTCACTTGCATCTGATCAATTCAGCAATCTGCCTAAAGGCCGAACAATTGCTCTTCTGGCATACTTTTCAGCAAACCCTGCAGCCCTAGAACAGATTGTGACGACAATTCCTACCACCAAAGCAGTGATCGCCGTAAACCCCAATGGGCAGTTTTCAACTTATGGGGATACAGGCTCGTGGCTAACTTCCGCTTTGCCTGCTGGGGGGATCTCAAGACCTGGCTGGTTCAAAATCATCGCATCTTACGGAGCAGATGGTTCGTCCAAGCTATCTGTAAATGGGGTAACTATCAGCGGAACGTCTGGCTACGGTGGTTCGGGATCACCTTCTCAAATCACAATCAAAGGCAGTGGTTCAATCGGTATGAAGTTTGCGGATCTTGTGATTATTGACCATGCGGTTACTGATATGGAAATAGCCAGAATTTCAGAAGGTCTTGGTGAGTGGCTTCTGTAAATGAAAAGCCATTACTAGAAATCAACAAATCGCCGAGCGCTATTGTTTTTGTACTGAATCGGAACTGCTTATAGACCCTTTGTCAGAGAAGCCCCCATGCCCATCACTGCGCAGCAGCTGCTGCAGATCCTCCCGAGCGCCGGCCAATCAGCCGGCGTTTTTGTTCCTGGCTTAAACACCGCGATGAGCCGGTACCAGATCGTTGGAACCAATCGCATCGCGGCCTTTATCGCCCAGGTCGGCCACGAGTCTGGCCAGTTGACGCGCCTGGTGGAGAACCTCAACTACAGCGCTGATGCTTTGCGCAAAACTTGGCCAAGTCGTTTCGACATGGAAATGGCCAGTGCAGCCGCACGCAAGCCCGAGCAGATCGCTAACGTCGCCTACGGCAATCGTATGGGAAACAGTACCCCAGGCGACGGCTGGAAGTATCGCGGGCGTGGCCTGATTCAGATCACTGGCAAGAACAACTACCGTGCCTGCGGTGAAGCCCTAGGCTTGGACTTGATCGCACAGCCTGAACTGCTGGAGAAGCCGCAGCACGCCTGCATGTCAGCAGCGTGGTTCTGGGCAACGAATGGGCTGAGCACCCCGGCCGATGCTGGCAAGTTTGAAGCGATCACACAGCGCATCAACGGTGGCCAGAACGGCGCGGCCGATCGGCAGGCGCTGTACGCTCGTGCGCTTAAGGTGTTGGCGTGAAGATTGATGCGGTGAAGTGGGGAGGGACGCTGCTGATCATCCTGAACCTGATGGCTGGCAGCGCTTGGGCGGCATGGACGTGGCAGGCTAACGCCTATGGCCGTCAGTTGGCCGATAAGGATGCTGCCTACCAAACCGAGCGAACAAATCTGGCCAATGCCAACTCCGCGCAAGTCTTAGCGGAGCAGGGCAAGCGCTTCGCCTTGGAGCAATGGTTGGCAGCTAGCGATCAAGCGAATTACAGAGTTCTAACTGATGAGAAGACCAAACAAGTGCGCCTGCGTGATCGCCTTGCTACTGCTGGCCTGCGGTTGTCAGTCCAACTCGACGCCGCCGCAACTGGTTGTTACGCAGTGCAAGCCACCACCAACACCGGCGGCGTGGTTCATGGCTCCTATAGAGCCAAACTTGACCCAACGCATGCTCAACGAATTCTCGGAATAACCAGCGATGGAGATCAAGGATTGATCGCGCTACGGGCCTGTCAGGCTTATGCCAAAGAGGTTTCAAAAGCTAAGTGA